GCGCCGGACCAGGATGCCGCCGACGCCACGGAGGATGAGCTGCAGGGAACCTGCAAGCCGTGCCACTCCACTAAGACGTTGAACGAACAGAGGATGGCGTGCCGCCCCCGGGGGGTCGAAAACTTCGTAACCCGTCGTGAGTTGAGCCCACCGGGCCACGACTTTGATGTGTACGAAAATGGGATTGGACGCTTTGGGGGAGCGCGTACATGAGGGGTCGACCGCCCAAGCCGGCGGGGATGCGCCAGCGCCGGAATCGCAGCTCCACCAGTGCAACCCTTGCCCCACCGGAAGAGAGCGCCAAGAACAAAGTCCCGCCCCTGCCAAAGCGTGAGAAGAGCTCCGAGCGGTGGCACACGAAGGTGGTGGACTGGTGGACCTCGGTCTGGCGCTCGCCCATGGCCGCCGAGTACCTGGATTCCGACGTGAAGGGCGGCCTTTACCTGGTGGCGGAGCTCTATCAGCAGCTTTGGGCCGGGAACGGCGAGGACGTCGCGCGACTGGCTGGCGAGATCCGGCAGCAGGAGATCCGCTTCGGCCTGTCGCCCATCGATCGCAGGCGGCTGCAGTGGGAAATCGAGAAGGGTGAACAGGCGGACGAACGGACCAGCCGGCGCCGAAACCTCAAGTCGGTGGAGGGGAAGGACCCCCGTGACATCCTGAAGGTGGCCAAGTGACCGTCTTTGTGTATCCACCACCAGACGACGAACCCTGGCCGACACTGGGCCCGGAACTCTGCGCGTTCATTGAAGGGGAGCTGTGCCATGGACCGGGAGACCTCTTAGGTAAGCCCGTGGCGCTGGACGACGAGCAGCGAGCGTGGCTGTACCGCATGTACGAGGTGCACCCGCCGACGAAGGAGCGTCGAAAACATCGGGTGATCGTCAAGGAGCCGAACCCCATGGCCGGCAAGCGCCGCTTCCAACGGTGCGCGCTCTCGCTCCGGAAGGGCTCCAACAAGACCGAGTTCGCGGCCTGGATCGCCATCGCCGAACTCCATCCGGAAGGCCCCGTACGCTGCGCGGGGTTCAAGGCGGTCCGCGGGCAGCGTCGGCCGATTCCCCGCGGCGTCACGGATCCCTACATCCCGATGATTTCCTACACCGAGGAGCAGACGGAGGAGCTCGCGTACGGCGCGCTCCGGCGGATCCTCGAGGACTGCGCGATCGGCCGGGACTTCGACATCGGCCTCGAGCGGGTCATGCGCCGGCGCGGGGATGGGAAGGCGGAGGCGGTGTCCGCGTCGCCAAACGCCCGTGACGGGGCGCGGACCACGTTTGAGCACGCGGACGAAACGCACCGCTTTACACTGGACAAGATGCGCCGGGCCTGGTCGGTGATGCTGGCGAACCTCGCCAAGCGTCCGCTGGCGGATCCCTGGGCCCTCGAGACGACGACGGCCCCGGAGCCCGGCGCCGGCTCGGTGGCGGAAGCCACCATGGAGCATGCCCAGGAGCTGGCCCGCCAGCACAAGAAGCACGCCCGGCTCTTCTTCTTCCACCGCCAGGCGGGCCAACATGACGTCAGGACGATCGAGGGGTTGCGTGCCGCCGTCCTGGAGGCCTCCGGCCCGTATGTCGCGAAGTGGAGCGACATCGAGCGGATCGCCGACCGGTTCCAGGACCCAGATGCCGATCTCGCCTATCTCGAGCGGGTCTGGTTGAACCGCCCGATCCAGGCGTCGAGCAAGGCGTTTAACGTCGAACGGTGGCGGGAGCTGCAGACAACGTTCACGGTGCCTGGGGGAGCCGCGATCACACTGGGCTTCGACGGATCACGCTACGAGGACGCGACCGCCCTGGTGGGGACGCACGTCGAGTCCGGGTATCAGTGGCCGCTCGGTCTCTGGGAACGGCCAGCCCAGGCGGTCGAGTGGGAGGTGCCCGTACAGGACGTCGACGGCATCGTGGCGGACGCGTTCCAGCGCTGGGAGGTGCTGCGGTTCTATGCCGATCCCCCGAAGTGGGAGGGCTGGATCGCCCACTGGGCCGGACGATACGGCGAGAAGGTGGTGGTTGAATGGTGGACCAACCGCCGCAAGCCCATGGCGTACGCCATCCGCGCGTGGGTGAACGCGATCACCGCGGGCGAAGTCACCCACAACGGGGATGCGCGGCTCACGGCCCACGTCGGGAACAGCTGCCGGATGCAGACCCTGCTCGTCGATGAGACGGGACAATATTTGTGGATTTTGCGCAAAGAGCGGCCCGACAGTCCGCACAAAATCGACGGTGCGATGGCGGCCATCCTCTCCTGGGAAGCACGGAATGACGCCGTAGCGGCCGGCGACGCCGCGGAATCCGACGCGGGATTCAGCGTCTTATGATCCAGCTCAACCTCCCTGACCCGCGGCTGCGCCAGCAGGCCACCGTCGTGCACGAAGCCTGGGCGCCGAGCAGCCCGATCAATCACCCGGGCTGGTATAGCGACGACCCGTTTGAATGGGCGATGACGCAGGCCGCCGGCTATCTGGGCCCGGGCGCGGCCATGCGGATTTCCGTGGTGAACCGCTGCGTCTCGCTGATTGCCAACACCGTCGCCTCACTGCCCTGCCTGCTGTACCGGCAGGAGGGCGAGCGGAAGGAGCGGGCGCGCGAGCACCGAGCGTACCGCGCCGTGCGGCGGAAGCCGAACGCCTGGCAGACGCGATCGCAGTTCTTCCGGGACATGCAAGCCAACGTCAGCCTGCACGGGAAAGCGTTTGCCCAGGCGCAGGACGACGGCCGCACGATAGCCATGGTGCCGCGGAAGCCGCAGCTCGTGGAGCTCGAGCAGTTCGGCGATGGGCCGCTGCGCTTTCAGTACCACAACCCCAAGACCCACCAGCAGGAGACGATCCTGCAGGATGAGATGCTCTACATCCGCGACATCGCTCCCGACTTCCACACCGGGCTGGCTCGGGCGGCCCTGGCGCGGGAAGCGATCGCCGTGGCCTCCGCGGCCGAACAGTTCGTCCGGCGGTTCTTCGTGAACGACGCCGGCGGCCGGCTCGCCTTCAAGTATCCCGGCAATCTTAGCCCCGAGAAAAAGGCGGAAGTCGAAGAGTATCTGTATTCCAAGGTCATGGGCGTCCAAAACGCGCGCCGGCCGTTCCTCTCGTGGGGTGGTGCGGAGATCCAGGAACTCACCGGCATGACCGAGGAGCAATTCCTAGTCGATCCCCGGAAGTTCCAGGCCGCGGACATCGCCCGCTTCTGGGGCGTGCCGGGGTTCCTCATCGGCCTCGAGGAGAAATCCACCAGCTGGGGGACCGGGATCGCGGAGCAGAAACAGGGGTTCGTGGACTTCACGATCAAACCCGAGGCGCTCGCATGGGAAGAGGGCCTGGCCCAGACGTTGCTGACGGAAGAGGAGCAAGAAGACCACTTTTTTGAGTTCGAGTTTGGCGCCCTACTGCAGGCCAATCCCAAAGACCAGGCCGAGACGTTCGGGATCTACATCGAGCGCGGTGTCATGAACCGGAACGAGGTCCGGAACCGGATCAACATGAATCCGCGGGATGGTGGCGACGCGTTCCAGGAGAATACCCCCGGCGCCGCCCCCAACAGCCCCGACGCGGGCACGTCGCCGCGGCCAGCAAGGCCATCACGGGACGATGCGGATGCCGAGGACGAGAGCGCCGGACACCAAGTCCCGGCGCCACTGGTCGCGGATGCCGCCACTCGGATCGCGGCGGCCATGGCGCGGGGCGGCAAGGCGAAGTGGGCCGAGTATGTCACGCGGACCCTCGCGCCGCTCGTGGAGGCCTACGAACTGCCGGCCTGGGTCGTTGAGACGGCGGCCGAGCAGATTAGCACGGCGGAGATCGGTAAGGAGGCCACTGCGCGCCGGACGCTCGTGTTGGAAATTCTCCAAGACACCCTGACGGCCGGCGCCGCCCTGGCGCAGGCAGAGGCGGCGTGACCATGCGATTGCACCATTTGGTCCGGTATCTCTCGACGAACGTCTGGGCCATCGAGCCCAGCTTCCTGGCGGCCGGCCAGCAACTCATCCGCGAGGCCCTCCGCGGCCGGTCCTTTACCGGCCTCGAGCTCCATGCGGAGCTCGGGATTCCGTCCCCCGACGAGGATCGCGTAGCCACGCGAGCCCAGGCGGCCGGGCAGGCGCGGATCGCGGTGGTGCCGATCATGGGCGTGATCGAGGACCACGCCTCGAGCCTCGGGACCTCGGCCCGGCAGATCGACGCGGCCTTCAGTCAGGCGCTGGCGAGCCGGAAGGTCGACGCCATCCTCTTCGACGTCGACTCACCCGGCGGGGTCGTGACGCTCGTGCCGGAACTGGCCGACAAGATCGCGACGGCCCGCGGCCGCGGGACCAAACCCATGCTTGCCTTCAACGGCGGCCTGATGGCCAGCGCCGCCTACTGGATCGGCGCCGCCGCCGGGGAGATCATGGTGACGCCCTCCGGCCAGGCTGGCTCGATCGGGGTGTTCACTTGGCACGAGGACTGGTCCCGGCATCTGCAGAACGAGGGGATCGACATCACCGAATTCTCCGCCGGCAAGTTCAAGACGGAGGGCGCCCCGTGGAAGCCGCTGACGGAGGAGGCCGCGGCGGACATTCAGGCCAGCGTGGAACGGGCCTACGGGTGGTTCGTCAAGTCGGTGGCCGCCAACCGGCGAGATACCCAGACGGCGGTGCGCGAGGGCTATGGGCGGGGACGGATGCTGGGCGCCGACCAGGTGCTGGCGGCCAACCTGGCGGATCGGATCGGGACGTTCGAGGAGGCCGTGGAACGACTCGCCGGCCAGGTGCAGCGGCAGTCGGGTCGTCGCGGCACCGCCCAGGCGCGGGAGCTGGACCTTGACGTGATGGCCCGACGTCCCTAACGTAGACGCCGTAGGGGTGCGCAGGCTCTGGCCGGCATCCCCATCCGACAACTGACTCTTCGTTCCGCGCAGGCTTTGGCCGGCTGAACACTCACGGGGTTTCTCTGACCCCGGCGTGGTTCCGCCGGCCGTTTTCCTTGCTCGGTGTCCACGCCCCGGGGCCGATCACGGGAGACGGACACGATGAGCAAGCGCAGCGCACCACTCCAGGCGAAGCGGCAGGCGGCCCTCGATCGCATGGCGGCCATCAACACGCTCGCCCTCGACGCGCAGGACGACGTCCTGACCGCCGAACAGCAGACCGAGTACAACCAGCTGAAGGCGACGGTCGAGCAGCTCGATGCCCGGATCGCGGAGATCGACTTCCAGGTCG